TCAGGATGTCCCCTCCCCCCATCATGTAGTGGCTGGCGAAGGTATGGCGGAGAATGTGGGTCATCTGGCCCGGCGTCTGGAACCCGCAACGCTGATAGGCGCAGCGGAACGCGGCGCGGCAAGACATGAACAGGCGGCCAGATCCAGGCATGCCCACCTTGAATATCAACCTCTCCAACTCGTCCGGGATCGGCACTGATCGGCTCTGCCGATTCTTGATCCGGTGATAGTGCACCTTGCCGCCATGCACAGCGCCCCGTGTCAGGCTTTCCGCCTCTTCCCAGCGGGCTCCCGTGGCGAGACACAACAGCGCGACCGGATAGGTATGGTTGTTCGTGCTGGCCTTGCACTCTTCCAACAATCGAGCGACCTGATCCAGGGACAGAAACGTCAGTTCGACCTGATCCGTCTTGATTTGCCGGACCTTGCCCAGCGGGTTTTCCTTGTGCCAGGAGCCCAGGCGAATCAGTTCAGAGAAGACCGCCGACAAGTAGCGTTGCTCGTGATTGACCGTCTCAGGCTTCACCTCGGTCAAGCGACGTTGCCGGTAGCGTGCCCACGCCAACGAATCGAACTCGAATGCCAGAGGGTTCCCTAACCGCTTCGCCAGCGCCTCGCAGCGCGCCAAGCGTTGCTTGCCGTCCTTCAAGGTGCAGCCATGGAGGTCATACCAGACCTTCACCAGATCGGAGAGACGGTCATCCAGCGGTCGGCCCGTCTCGCCCTTCACGGCAAAAAAATCCTGCTCATAGCGAATCGCGGCAGACTTGGTGGCGAAGCCTTTCTTGCGAATCCTGCGCCCGGAACGACCATTCTCATAGAAGTCAGCCGTCCACGTCTTGCCGTCCTTGCGTACCGTCATATCGCATATCCCTTGCGCAGATAGCGATCACACATGAGCTTGTGTATATGCCTTTCCAGATCGCGACGAGTCCAACCCTTGGCGAGATAGTGGTCTTCGATAACGTGCCAGAACTCCAATTTGCGGGCGGACTCAATAGCCTTTTTTGCCGGGACACGCTCCCGCGCGATCAGGCTCACGAACTGGCCGAGAAACATCTCGCAGTTACGTCCACTGAAACCCTTGGCAGTCTTGTAATAGCGCCGATACTCGGTGCGCTCAATCAGCGGATCGCACTCGACTTGGACGCGAGCATCCTGGCTGATCAGGCTCCAGAAGGCGTCATACATGCCCTCCCGAGAGAGCACACGGAATGCCTCGCAGGCATAGTTCCACAGCCCCTGTAGGTGCGGGCAAAGGCCCTCGTAGGTGCGGCAGCCGATGACCTCTCCCGAGGCCATACGTGAGCCTTCGGAGAACTGCTGGACGATGGAGTGGTGATAGCGAAACTCGATCCGCCACACCGTTTCCAGGGGGTTATAGGCCGGGTCGCCATCGCCGAACGGATCCCCGTTCAGGGTCGCCCACACGCTTTCCCAATAGTCGAGCTTGTCGGTGGCCCGAGCCTGGAGGGTCTTGTTATAGATCGACAGTTGCAGGCCGTTGGCCGAGCCGAACATGTACGTCTCGCCACGCCCGTAGACCGAGGCGTTGCTGTCGAATTCGATCCGCTCGATCCCACTGATTTGCCGTACCCGACGCGAGCGGCAGTGCATGCGATCAACGAGATCAGCCGGAGGCGTCCAGCCCTGCACATCCAGCGCGATATGCACGGCTGCTTGGTTGGTCTCGCAGTGACTCAGCACCGCCGCGGCCAGGTCATCCAGCACGCCCTGGAGGATACGCGGGTCGGCGCCGTCAATGGCGTGGGGCGACACCTCGATCTTGAGGTGCGAGCCAATGGTGTCGACCTTGATGTTGTGGTTCTTGATCAGCAGGATCAGGCCCATTTCGGCGTTCTGCAGGCGGTACTGATAGCCAGAGTCGCGACCGATACGGCCCTTGGACCATTCGTAGCCGGCGAACTCGACCACATCCACCGACAGGTCAAACAGCGCCATGACTTCCGGCCGGAGCTTGCCGTTGTACAACTGCCGCACGGTGTCCACGCCACACCGCAGGATGCGCACGCCTGACAGGTCGGTGAACTGTCCATTGAGCGGGTCCATGAAAAGCATCCCCTTCGGGGACTTGTGGAAATCCCCGTTTTCTTCGAGGACCAGTCGGGTTGGATGGATCGGAGTCTTCATGTTCTTTACCCGTTAATGAGGTTCTATGGGGTTGCTGATCGGGGGTTATCTGACGTGTTACAGGGGCGTCGGCCGGCCCCGCCGTGGCGCTTGCTCACTCCGAGACGAGCCGTTCGCGCGCGCCCCGGCCAGGCCGGCTACAGCGGCCATACCGGCCCCGTCGGCGTCACCGCCACCGCGAAGAAGAAGCCCGCCAGATAGGCCAGGAACGCCAGCCCCAGGGCGGCGAAATAGCTTGTCCAGTTCATCGGCTCCCCCTCAGTTGATCGAGCGCGGCAAGCGGCTGGTATCAGGAACCACCGTCACCCGCACGGCGGCGCCGTTCGCGGCGGCGGGCGGCACGCTCGGCGCGGCGGCCTGAGCCGGCGGCGCATTGCCCAAGGCACTACGCCCGGCGCAGGCGGCATAGCCGGACCAACCGCCCTTGAAGCTCAGTTCCGCAGCGCAGTTGCCCCGCGGCACCACGGCATAGCCGGTGTCGGTCAGGTCGCGATCGGTGAGAGTGAATTCGCTGCCGTCCTGGCCCCGGACGGCGAACAGATAGGTGCGGCGCCCGGAGGCGGACAGCAGGGTCGCCTTGACGATGAAGTCGCGGCCGGCGAAGGGATGCCCTACAGGAGCAGCGCCCGGAACGCCTGGGTGCCCAGGTACATCATCAGCAGCATCAGGATCAGCCGCACCAGTAACACGCGCAGCACCCACAGCAGGACCGGCTTGAGCAGGCGCAGCAGTTCCAGCAGCAGGCGGCGATACAGGGTCGCCCATGAGCAGACGAGGTCCGCCGTCATAAACCACAGACCCAATAGCAAGGGCCGGAATTGCCATGAATAGAAGAATCTTAGGTTGTCTAAAAAGGCTCTTGCCGGCGATGGTGTCGGTGACGGAGCCGGTGGCTGTCGATTCATAGAGGGCGAAGGTCTCCTGGCGGATTTTCTTGATCTCGACGATCACGTCGCGGGCCGGCGGTTTGTTGTCCTGCGCCGAGTGCTGGCTTTCCTTGTAGCGGCCCCGAATGCCGATGACGGCGAGGTTGGAGTGCAGATAGGCCTTTTCCGCCGTCATGCGGATGTCGTCGCGGATATAGGCGATGTTCGGCGTGGTGAGGATGATGTCCCAGTTGAAATGCCGGTGCCGGGTCCAGGCATCCAGCCACCCCATGGGCCGCCCGGCTGCCTTGGCTGCTTCCGGGCCGTCCGGGAAGTCGAAGCGCTTGAGGTCGGCTTCGCGCCAGGACTTCAGAAAGATCAGTTGGGTTTCGTCGAAGATAATGAACGCGCCACGCGGCGCCCACATGAACCAGGTGCGCATCTTTTCCATGTCATCCAGGTCCTCGAGGTCGAGGTTGATGACGTCGCAGCTGGAGGGCGTCTCCGGCATCACTTGGAAGATCCGTTCGCGGGTCAGGCCGCGCACGTTGGTGATGATGACGCGGCCTTTCTTGATCGCGGGGATCAGGTCATCTTGGATCGCGCCGGAGGTCTTGTAGGAGCCGTTCGGGCCGTGATGAATCTTGATCGCCATATCACTTACCTATGAAGGGGATGAAGGACATGGAGAAGCGCGTGCCGATGGCGGCGAAGATCATGTTCACCGCGTCCGGCAGGCCGAAGAACGCCAGCAGCGAGCGCAGGTCGCCGTCCAGGGACGAGTAATAGGAGGTGATGGTCGAGCCGATACCGATGCCGCCGACGACTTCGCGGAACGCCTTGTAGCCGATTTCCGCGACGAACAATTGCATCTCGAACCAGCCCTTGATGGCCATCTTGGTCAGCAGGACAAAGGCGTCGGTGACGAAGTCATAGACGCCGCTGTAGAGGAAGTCCCAGAGGGATTGCATCCAGGCGAGAATGTCGGAGAGAAAGGGAATGTCCATGGCGTTTCCTCAGGAGCGATAGAAAACGATCCATCCGGCCAGGATCGCGGCGATGAACAGCACCACGTAGCGGATGACGGAGAGTTCTTGGGCGTACTGGGTGAGGCAGACGTCGTAGCGCTGGCCGAGGGCGGTAAAGTCCCAACACGGCAGGGAGCCGCCGCCGGTGCCCAGGTGAATATCGAACTTGGAAGCGAGGACGCTTTCGAACTTGCCTTGCAGTTCCTGGAAGTCCTTTTGCGCCTTGGCGATGGCGTCGTCGTATTCCTTGATGGTCTTGTCGAAGGAGCCTTGCTTCGGCTCTTTCAGGCCTCCCCCGCCGGAGCCGTCGCCGCCATCGCCACCGGTCCCGCCGCTGGAGCCGGACCCGTCGCCATCGCCGCCGCTACTGCCGTCACCGCCGGGCGTGGTGCCGCAGTCACTGCCAACATGGCCCTGACAGGGGTTGTTACCGCCACCGCCCCCACCGCCGCCGCCACTGGAGCCGTCATCGCCACCGCCGTTACCGGGCTTGGTGCCGCCATCGCTTCCACCGTCGCCGCCGGGCGGGTTGCTGCCACCGTCGCCCCCGGTGCCGCCGTCCCCACCCGGAGGCGGACCGTCGCCCGGGCCCACGTCGCAGCCGAAAGCACAGGAGCCCTTGGAGGTGAACCAGTTACCGGTGAACGAGCCGATGACCCGGCAGAAGGTTCCACCCGCTTCGCCCTCAGCGGGGCCGATACAACCATCAATCGAACTGACGGCGATCTCACAACCGAGGTAATTGATGAAGCGGGAAATCGGTGCTTGGTGGCCGCCTTTTTCATAGAGCGAGCCAGCCAGAATCTTGCACTTATTCTCCCGGCATTCGCCGGCACTGAGATCAAGCTCAGTTCCCTCAGGACACCTATCACCTTTCAAATAAACATCCGTATTAAAAAGAATCCAATCACCAGAACGAACCACACAATAGAAAACCTTGCCCGCCTCAGTTGGATTTGACGAAGGTTCCATAACAAAAACCCGACCAGGGTCCTTGGAAAAACTGCTGAAATAAAGATCACAGCCAGCCGTAGGGGATGAAACTTTCTTATTAAAATAACCCATGTACCAGTAATAATATTCGGCATGAGCTGCCGAACCAAATAACAACGTGATAATCAACAATATGAACCGAGGCATAAAAAAGGGGCCTTTCGGCCCCTCCTCCTGTCACTGATACTGGCCGATTTTCAATCCCGTCAGCAGCGCGGACGCCATGAATGCGCCCAGCATCAGGGACCAGATCACGTCAGGCCTTGCGCATCGCGCCGATGACCAGGGCGAGGCCGACCAGCACCGCCACGGCGGCGATCACCAACTTGGCCACGGACCCGCCATCAGTGCTGGCTTGCGCCAGAACCCCCTTGGTGGTTTCGTCGAGCAGCGATTCGGCGAAGGAGACGTTGGCCACGGCCAGGCCGGCGGTGGCGATGGAAGCGTTGCGGAACAGGGTTTTCATTTTTTCCATGATTGGAACCTCATTAATTGCGCGCTTTGCGCATGGCGGAAATGATCAAGCCAGCCCCCAAACCAACGGCGAACAGCCCGATGGTCCCGGCGAAGCCGAGGCGGAAGGCCGACGGGTCGAAACCACCCATCAGCAGAGTCAAATAGCCCTCTGCCTCAGGCGGCAGCAGGTAGGTCTGTATCCACTCAAGGTGCGTACAGCCAACCGTGCCGTCCGCGTTCTGGACCCAGGTCTTGCACACTTGAACCGATACAGAGCCTTCCATTCGTGCAGTCCTCAAACAGCCAGGGAGGCCGCTAGGCCGTCGATCCAGCCCCAGGCGTAGCCGGTGGCCAGACCTACCGCGAACAGCGAGAGATAGCGGAGCATCGCGGCCTCCTACGGCTTACGCCTTGGCGTCCGGAGACTTGTCTTGTTTGTCCTGGCCCTGCGGCTGCTGGGCCGGGCGCGGGGCTTGGACCTGTGCTTGCGGGCGGGCCGGGGCTTGGGCGGTCGGCGCCATCGGCTTGCCGCCCACGGCCAGCAGATCCACAAGCACCTGGGTATTGGTGATCCGGCCGAAACGGTCTTGGGTCGGGCGGACCACGCTGGCGAACTTGCAGAGCACCGGCTGGCCTTCGAAGACGATGGCGTCCAGCAGGGTCGGCTCGATGTTGTATTCGCTGATCTCGAAGCCCTTGGCGTTGCCACGGGCGCCTTCCGGGATCGGGGCGATGGATTGGACCGAGGCGTAGATTTCCCCGGTCTTGGTCGAGGTGTAGGTGTCGGTCTTGGTGACCCACAGTTCGACGACGCCGCCTTGGGTTGCAAACATGTTCATCGGTGTTTCTCCTTCAATTCGCCTTTTTCGGCGTGAGTTGTCCCGCTGCTGCAAATTCGGCTGTTTCGCCTTCATTCAGCGGTGTTGGGTGAAAGTGATGTGTTGGGCGATCCCTTCGGGCCGGGCTCTATTCGCTAGCGAACCAAGCCAACCACGGGTGTTCGTCTCAGCCCATTCGAGTAACGGTCCCTATCGCAACGTCGTCGCCGACGGCCAAGGGGAACGCTCCCCCTTGGAACCCGCAGAGCAACACCAAGGGCTCTGCCCTTGTCATCCCGCTCTTGCCGCCGAGGGCTCGGGAGCGCGGGGCGGAGAAGCTGCCCCACACTCCCCAGCGGAGGCTGTTTCAGGGGGGAGGCGTTCAAGGGTGCGCTGCGCCCGTGCTTCCGTTCGCCGGAACGGTGAAGCTGTTCCGACGAGCCGGGAGCGCGGCTCTTGACCGGATCGGCCACGGTGCGGGCGGCCTGGATCAGGCAGAGCAGGAGCAGCGCTTTCAGGGTGTTAGCGAGCATGGGTCAGCCCTCCAGTTGGAATGCTTCGCGCACGGGCACGAAGGGCGTGGGTTTCCCGCTGTCGTACACAACGTGCCAGTACTTCGGCGGACGCCGGGACGGGTCGTGTTTCGCGCAGAAGGAACGGGGACGGCAGAGCCAGCGGCCACCTTCCAGATAGGGCAGCCCAGGGGGCCGGCAGTCCGGACACGGCGACGGGCTGTGCAATGGGATGGCCTGCCTTGCGGACCAGCACACAGAGCAGGCGCAGTCCGGGGCGTGGGTTTGGCGTAGATAGTAGGGACTGGCGGCCATGGTTCATGCCCTCACCCCACGGATGCGGTACACCTGCCGAGCGCGTTCGCGGGTCAGGCCGAAGGAGCGGCGAGCTTCTTCTTCAGTCGGGAAGACAGCCACCAACTCTTCGACCCAGCGTTGGCATTCCACGCGGGAAATGCCCTGATGGACGCGATGCCAGCGACGTTGCCGGGTGGGGCCGTGGAAGGTGCAAATCTCTACGAGGTACTTAGTCACCGTCGTAATCCCCCTGGCAGAAGATCGACTTGCCCCGGTCGAGGTCACGGCGGATGCGGTGCAGGTTCACCACGCGGCGACGGCCAATCTTGGCAGTCGGGATCGTCTTGGTTTCCACCCAGCCCCGCACCACGTCTTCCGTGATGTCTTCCAGGCCCAGCATCTGCGCGAATACCGCCTGCGAGCAGAACGGCGCAGTGCGGAAGTCCGTGACCTTTTCCACAGCACCTGTGACGGTGAACCCCACTATTCCAGACTCTTCCATGGTTTTGCCCTATAATGAAAATCACGCTTACTGAGTAATTTTTACTAAGTAGAGCAACCTTACACTCAGATTGTTACTAAGTACAATCTACTAAGTAGAATTTTTAGGCATGATAAAAGACCGCCTTATAACCTTGTTTAACAAGGAGCGGACAAGCGTCTGGTTTGAAAAGCAGACCGGGATTGATCGCTATCGGTGGGGCAATGTCCGAAACGGGAAAGCCAGAATCACCGACGCCGAGATCGAGGCGGTGATACAGATTTTTCCGCAGTACGCGCTTTGGCTGGTGACGGGCAACATCGCCCCTGAAAGCGGGCAGACCAGCCCAGACTATGACGAGGCAAATCGAAACTTGGCCAGTCCAAACGCGGGATAGCGATTACCCAGGAAGTAGCTAGGCGCTGGTACGCCCGAAGGAATAGGGGGTCAGGGATAGCGTGAGAACCCACAAAGGGAAGGGAAGGCATCGACAAGCATGTCGAGACAGGGAAATATTCCTTGAAGGGAATGTCCACTGTTGGTAGTGTCCGCGCGCGCATGGAGGATGAAATGCCTAAAACAGCACAAGTGATCGCAGCCGTGTATGACGAAGACCACGACGCCGGAAGGGTCGTCGGACGGTCACTCAAAAGCCTTCGTGAAGCAGTCGGATTGACCCAGCTACAGATGGCTCGAAAGCTTGGCGTAGGCCAGGCAGCTATTTCCAAAATTGAAGCCCGAGGTGATGTGCAGATTTCTTCTTTGAAGAAATATGTTGACGCACTAGGAGCATCGCTACGGATAGAGGCAGCATTCAAAGCAGATAGCGAGATATCTACTCGCCTTCGAGAAGAGCTGGCATTAGAAGAGCACTCAGATAGACAGCTGGTGCTACCAATATTTAGTAGTGATGAGATATTTCTTGAAGAATCTAAAGATTTAATCCTGAGCATTCATCCGCAATACTCCGATAAGATTCTGGCAGGTAAAAAAACTGTTGAGTTGAGAAGAAGATTCCCATTGACGACAGCTAAGGGGACAAAGGTTTATATTTATTCAACATCTCCTGTTAGAGCTATAGTTGGTTCGGCGGAAATTGCAGGAATAATAAAGCTCCCAATAAAGGACATGTGGAAGAAATATTCAAAGTGTGCATTCATCAAAAAACAGGCTTTTGAATCTTACTTTGAGGGGCTAAGTGAAGGTTTTGCGCTGGAGTTAAAGAATGCACAAGCTTTTGATAAGCCTATTGAGCTTTTGGAGTTAAGGGAGCGCTTTAACTTTACTCCGCCTCAATCATTCATTTACGCAAAGCAGGAAATGCGCAGAGCACTCATGGATGAGCAGACAAGCCTATCTAATTGATACTAATGTAATCATTGGCCTAGAAGACAATAAAGCTGTTCAGCCAGCTTTTGCAGCTTTCATGAAGCTAGCCACAAAGCACAAGGTTGACTTCTATATTCATGAGGCCGCAAGAGATGACATCGCACGCGATAAGGATGTCCAGCGGCGCGAAATATCCCTAAGTAAATTAGAGAAATTTAGCTGTATCAATAAGGTTCGCGGATTTAACGCGCACGTATTAGGCGACGAGTTTGGGCAGATACGGAAGCCGAATGACATAGTCGATGTGACGTTGCTTCATGCTCTGCACATCGGTACTGCTGACTTCCTTGTAACTCAGGACAGAGGGCTACACGAGAGAGCCAGGCGCCATTCATCAGAGCTAGGGCGCAGGGTACTCCATGTCGCGGATGCTGTAGAGCTTCTCAAGACGACATTTGAGCCTATAGAAAGCCCAGTAAGATTTGTTGAGGAAGTGGCTGCGCATACTATTCCTCTGAGTGACAGCATATTCGCTAGCCTAAGAGAGGATTATCCGCCATTTGATCAGTGGTGGAAAGATAAGTGTGTTCGCGAACATCGAACATGCTGGATCATTTCAAGTGACCAGAACCAAAATATAGCAGGCTTGGTTGTCAGAAAAGACGAAAGCCCTGAGAACACTGACGCTACGCTTCCTGCAAAGAAAATCCTGAAGATATGCACATTTAAGGTACGCCCTGAAAGTCGTGGCTTTAAGCTCGGAGAGCTTCTTTTAAAGAAGGTGTTCTGGTTTGCGCAAAAAAACTCGTACGATCTAGTTTATGTGACTACATATGATGGTCAGGCTGCTCTTATAGATTTGCTTGAATATTATGGCTTTCAGCATACGGCTACCAAGCCAGATGGTGAGTTGATATATGAAAAGACTTTCTCCCAAGATGTTCTAGTTCGCAATAGCGGAGAAGACCTTTTTAAGACTGCGCGGTTAAATTATCCTCGTTTTGTGACGGATCAAGATGTAAGGGCTTTTGGGATACCCATTAAAGAGGGTTATCACGATATCCTTTATCCGGACTTGAAATCTGACTATCAAGGAGATTTGTTTGAAAATGCTGGATTGGTAGGCCCGCAGCGACCAGGAAATACTATTCGGAAAGTATATCTTTGTCGTGCTAAATCAAATTTGGGGGAGCCAGGCTCGCTTTTGTTTTTCTACAAGGGAAAATCCAAGCACGACCCATCTCAGGCGTTTACTACCATTGGCATTCTTGAGGAGGTTGCAACCGCAAGTTCAACAAAAGAGCTTATGAAGCTAGCAGGTGGCCGTTCGGTTTACAGCGAAAAACAACTAGAAGACTGGGCCGCTTCTAGTCATAACCCTATAAAGGTTATTAATTATCTGTTGGCGTGCTATATAGATCCTCCTGTTGGAATGATTGAGCTCCAAGAAATGAATGTGTTTACTGGTCATCCACCTCAATCTATTTTTGAAATTAAAGTAAATATTGATCGCCTGCTTGCGAGATCCGGAGTCGGATTTAAGGTCTAAGGCATTAAGCTTTAAATCTTGCCTATAATTTTTTTGGCCACATCTGCAAATACTTCATGAGTTGGCTGGAAAAGAATCTCTAAGGGTAAATTTAGGGTCTCACATATCAATTTGGCGTGAGCTCTTTCTGCTTCAAGAAATAAAGCGATGTCTACTGTGCTCTTGGAATCATCTCTGGAGGATAGGCGAGAAGAAATTATTTCTGGAGAGGCTTCTATAAGAATAACTCCAGTTAGATTTAGGTCCTTAAAGACGGAGGGTGGGAGGCGTATAAATTCAGCATGAGGGCCTATTAGAACAAAATGGCCGTCAAGAAGTAGTGAATTACCCTGCTCAGAGATTCGCCGAACTGCAGCCACCAGAGCTACTTGATTGTCGTCAGCATTGACGACCTTCTTATCAGTACTCCAATTTAGTTGATTCTTTTCTTTACGAATCAGGCTGCTGGCACTCTCATGTAAGACATCATGCGCTTGCGCATATTTTTCGCATAGATAGCTTTTACCAACACCGTGTACCCCTGCGACGAAAACGGTCATGACGCATCCCAGTGAAATGTAAGGTCAACGGATGCTAATTGGCCATCACGAAGGAAGTAAAGGGCTAGGGGTGACTACATTGGTCGCATTTTCTGGAAAGGACTGGTCTAGCCAGCGTAGAGGAGGGATGGATTGCCCGTTTTATGGGGCTTTCCGGCTCAGTGGGGCGGTTCGTAACGGATTCATAATGCTGATGTCCCAGGTTCAAGTCCCGGTGTAGCCACCATATTTTTCAAGGGGTTAGCGCAAGCTAACCCCTTTTTGTTTTGGTCGGCAGACTACAAACCGACTACAAACCGTCTACGCCCCCCTTTACCGATTTACGGTTCGCATAAAAAAGCCCCGCATCTGCGGGGCTCTACGATCAACGTCACTGCTATCCGTGAGCAAGCAGCGGCTCAATCTCATGTTCGATCTGCTTGCCATTCGCCGCATAAGCAGTTGCTAACGAATACTCACTCTGGAGATTCATCCAGAACTGAGCGGACGTATCAAAGTAACGCCCCAGACGAATCGCCATATCTGCGGAGATACCACGCTGCTCACGAACGATATCGTTCACTGTCGGAGCGGAGACTTTCAAAGCGCGTGCTAGAGCAGCTGGAGAGATATCCAACTCCATCAGAAACTCATCGCGCAATATTTCCCCGGGATGGATGGGGCGCATACCATTGGTAGCCATGGTCCACCTCCTCAGTGGTAATCAACTATTTCGACTTCTTCGGGACCCGCATCCGTCCAGACGAAACAGACACGCCACTGGTCATTGATCCTGATGCTATGTTGGCCCGCCCGCTTTCCCTGCAACGGCTCCAACCGGTTTCCAGGTGGAGAGCGCAGGTCTCGAAGCTCCCTAGCCGCATGAAGCATTGCGAGCTTACGCGTAGCGACTGTGAGGATCGCTCCCCACCGCCTCGAAAGACCCGTCTCAAAAAGCTGACGAGTCTCGTCGCAGCGAAAGGTCAGAATCATTCATTAACCCTTAACGTTAAGCGTTAATTTCACTACAGACTACCACAGATCCTCATGTGGTCAATTTGTAGCCAGACTGAGTAATCGGAGAAAAGCGCATCGCCGATTCCAAGTGCTCCGGCGACAGATGTGCATACCGCATCATCATCGAGGAATGCCCGAGGATCCGCTGTAGGG